GTGCTAGCACCGTCTTCCCGCCGGTCACGGGATAGAAACGTTGGGAGCAAAACGAGGCATGGTATTTAGCGTCGTCGCCCTTGTGCAGCTTTGGCTCGAGATCCAACCCGAGCGCCTTGAGCAGAGCCTTCAACGGCAGCTTCTCAATGAACGCTAGGTCCCCGATGAGCAAATTATCATCGCCCAGGGCCGGGAGTGTGAGAGAATGCTTCTTCACAACCTCCTTAGGCCCAGCCAGTACGCCTGTCGCGTACCCATCGTGGAACGCGCAGCAGAACAGAATGCATAGCACTTGCAACAGGGTGTTGCCACATGAAGTATTGTGGTCACCACTGTGTCTGCCGACGTCCACGGAATACTTCGTGCCAAACTTATCCTTGCCACGTGTTGCAATACCCGCCAGGAAGGCGGCGTAAGCCTGGTCCGAGCACCCAACATACTTGTAGATGCGAGCCTCCAGTTCCAACAGACGTCTGTGGATGGTGGAGTCAAACCTGGCAAAATCGCCCTCCAGAATGCCGAGCCGGCCTTGAAGACCAGCACAGGCTTGCGAGAACGCAGCACCAATTTCCTCAGCTGATGCGCCGGACGTGTACATAGGTCCCAAGGACGCTGACACGCTCCAAGCCTCCGCGAGGCGTTTGGAGAAGGCGCTACAGAAAGGTCCAGTAGCCACGTTGTGGGGAGCTGACCCACTCTGAATACACCGCGGGGAGAAGTCTGAAACTCCTAGCTCCGTGGATTTGCTCAGTGCCTCGATCTTCGTGAATGCACCACGCATGGTGACGTACGCCTCATTGTAGCCAGCGACCCCGATAGACTCCAACGCAGCAATGTGAACCTTGCGCTGGTGTTCGGGATACTTCTGGTTCCACTCTGAGAACTTCACAGGCGCCATACTATTAGGCGCCAGACCAAAGCCGTCTCCGATGTGCTCCATGACCCATTGCTCAAACAGGCTGAAGAATTCCTCATTAACGAGGCCATCGCTAGACGGTCCAGGCTTTAGCACACGCCGCCGCAGTGCTGCCATGGACGATACTGCACTATTGGCAGGAACGACCGGGATGCTACCAGAGCACCCGATGCCGAGAAGAACCAGCGGAAGTTTTACAGAACCATCTCTGTTGTACTCCCGTGTCTCGGTCATATCCGCCGCTGGCTTGACCTTGGCCGTCTTATCCATAGGGAGCTCGGCGAGCTGAGCCGCATCTAGCGGAGACTCAGTGGCGGGCAGTCCAAATGGAGCCTTGACCATCACAACTCGAGTTTGTGGCGGGCACG